ATATTATTCAATTCATCTTCATTGAATAATATGCTGATGTATCTCAGCTTGTTAAATTTGCTTATAGCACGTCCTTGAGCACCGACAATCTTCTTATTGATGTTGAATATAGGCCAAACTATTCTTTCATCACTGGCACCTATCTGAGTGAATTTATTCGCTATTTTTGAATTAACCCACATAGGATAATTATAACAGAAATAAATATCATCAAAAAACTTAAATGGCACTTGCCTGTCAGAAAGATATTTTCTGGCACGATGTTCAACATCAAGTTCTGAAATAGGTGTCAAATCAGTTATCTTTTCTAACTCGACACGTTTAAAATCAATAGTCGATTTCTTTTGAACAACTGTTTTTAACTTAAAAATAATTATCTTGACATATTCAACATAGATATGATAACAATGATCTTTCAAGAAAACAGAAAGTGGACGTGAATAGCCACAATTGAAACAGTGATAGAAATAATCACCGTTCTTATTGATTATCCACGCACGCTTCTTTCTTTCATTCTTCTGAGAGTCTTTACAGACGTAACAGCGAAAATGAAATTTATCACCTTTTTTCTTTAACTGATCAAGACCAATATTATATATGAGGTTTTCAATTTCAAAGTTAATCATCCATAAATCCTGCAAAGTATTTATCAGTTGTTAATTCTGAGAATAATGGTTCTGTAATATTCTTACCTCGTTCTAGCTTAAATGTGATGTTTTCATAGTGAACAATACCAAATGAATTTTCATTTTTGATATCTCTCATGCTATAAGCTTCTTGATTATCGGTGTCAAACCAAATACAAAGTTGAATTTCTTTACCATTATGAAAAGCATGAATATAACGATGATATGGAGTCTCAGTGCTAACAAACATATTTAATCCTTCATCTCATCAGCAAAATTTCCAAAAAGTTCTTGCAATTTCTTCGCGTATGTTTCAATATCATCAGCTGAACTATACACATCAGAAAGCCAATCTAATTTTTCATCGGGATCATTCTTTTCAATCAACTTCTGTATTTCTTTTGCATGATCAATAATTTCAGATATTTTACTCATTCTTTTCTCCTATACAAAACTTGCAATTTGCTTTGTGAGTCAATGAATAATTAAAGCCATATGACGGGCATTTAAAATATTCATGATTCTCTATTATAACCACTTCCATGTTATTAGTTTTGCTATTTTGTTTTGCTGAATATAAAGCCAATAGAAGAGTTAACAAAATAATAATAACACCAGTTCCAATTTCTTTATTCATTTTATTTCCTTTATAGAAGTTTTTTGAAATCACTATCATTTTTATTATCAGCTAAGAACTTTTTGATTTTTTGATCTTTCATTGTTTTTCCTTACAGAATGGTGCAAGTTCTGTTGACTTTATTTGTTTTGATATTGACTGTCCAGCTATATTTTTTTGATATCTCCATTAAGATTGCGCTCAATGATGTTAATTCGTGCTGATTTTTTATCGTAAAAGAAGTTTTCTGGAATATATTCAGCATCAGTAAGATAGTTAATATTTTTAATAAGTAGATGTTTGGTTGTATCAAGTTTATTGGTCTTGATGTAATAAAGAGCATTTTGAGCATTCATCTTATTCATAATGATAGCGGCTTCTTCAGGACTTGTGTTTCTGCATTCTTGAAAGCTTTTCATAAAAAAATCTCCTTATCTCAATATGCATTCATCATAACATACATCGACAAAGAAGTCAACATTAATAAGAATTTTTTATTTCATCTGATACTTCATTGATAGGGCAGTTTTTACATGAATCAGCTACACGATAAAGAATTTTATCATCTACGTCTTGACTACACCAATTACAAATGTTATTTAAAATCTTTCGATACTGTTTCAATTTTTCAACTAACTGATCTTTTGTTAATTCTTCTTTGACAGGTTCATACAGCTTATAATATTCACAATCTTCATGAGATAGGCCACCTTCAATCAAATCTTGAAGAATCATACAAGCATCACAATCAGTAAATTTTTCATTAAACTTATCTTTAAACTCTTCATCTTCAGCAACGCACTTAACTTTATCTTTCAATGTCAATCCATCACAAACACAATAGAATTCTTTCATATTATCAATCCCATAAAGTATCAATATATTTGCCAAAGAATTCTTTGCCTGTTTTATACACGAGATAACGAATACTGGCAAATGTTTTTAATGATTCTTCTTCCTCTTTTGATACCCAGGGTAGATTGCCCTTTTTCAACATTCTCAGAAAGCAAAGAATCATTCTTAAACGTTTTTTCCATATCTTCATTCCATCTTCATATTCTGAGAATTCACTTGGGTAACTATTCATATCTTTCATAAATTCTCTGAGTCTTGGAATAATAAATGAGGCAATTGTAGCATCAAGATTCCAGAGTTCATCATAAGAAAAGCCATGTTTCTGAATGAAGTCTAATTTATTGAATGATGCTGAATTGCATTTTGAACACGTTGTAACACAACCATCTTTATTATTTGAACAGGAAAAATCTTCTTTGTGTTTACACGAGTCACATTTTTTACATTCGTCACAATGTGCAATATGTTCTGAACTATATTTGCCATCTACAAACATTGGTTTTGATGGTATGAATACTGTTTCTTCTTCTGTATAAAAGTCTGTTTCAATCGTCTGAATGACTTTGATCGGATCCATATAAACAAAGAAATCTTCATCATTTTTCTTTGATTTTTTGCACCACTGGCATATCATGTTGAATTGAGTATCAAGAGAACTCAAAGCATTATAGCCACATTCCGGACATTCATAAAGCACATGCATCGTATGTATCATATCCATTTATCCTTATCATTATTCAGATATTTATCAATCAGTTCTATTATACTATCAAAAACAGAAAATAGACAGCTTATTACAACAGCCCATATATTGCTTTTTCAAATAAGCATTTCTAACTCCTTTGAAAAAGCAATAGCACAATAATTGCTTACTGTGCTATTGTAAAACTATTTAAAGTTTTTTAATTAGTTATTTTTGCCAATAGTGAACCATCTATCATTAGCATAGAGCATGATGCAACCTTCACCGAGAGCATCAAGAGTTACAGCAGTTCCAGTAGCAGGTGTTACTACGAGAGTATCAGTTTCAGTTGCCATGCCCACGAGAGTTACAGCAAGAATCTGACCTTCAAGACCAGCACCAATATTCAGAATATTACCAGTACCAGTAGCATTAGCCAGAACGCCACATACACCACTAACATCAACAGTGAGAGAACCAGTTGCACCGATAGTTACACTCATAGGATCAGTGAATACTAATACATCAGTATAGAGTGACGGCATCGGAGCCAGTGCTGAACCATTACCTACCTGAGGGTCTACAAGTGTGAAATCACCTTTTGTAGTTGAATTGGCACGCCAGAGACTATTGTTAACCTGATCAACATACAGTTCACCAAGAGCTGCTGGAGTTCTGGTGTAAGGCTTACCAATCCCAAAACCATCAGCACTGAACGCTACCATAGCAATTGAGGCCAGAGCAAGAACCATGAGAATTACATTAGACTTCTTCATTTATTTAAAAACTCCTTAAAAATTTTATTTTACGAATTAAACAGAACATACTTATTTACTCATACGTTGACAGAAGAGATTTGATTGTATCAATTTCAAGATTGATATTAGTCTGTTCTCTGAGATAAATTTTATGAATTTCTTTGAATTCTTGAGTTTTAACACTCTTGAAGAATCTTAAAACATTTCTCAAAAATTTCAACTTGGCAATCTTAATACCAATATCAACATTAAACTCATCTTCAGGCAAACATTGACTCATACCATAAATTCTTTTCAATCCAGGATATGTAATAGTCTTATCAAATTTTACAATGACTTTTTTATTTACTTGATCAACAAAAGCAATTGTATCATCTTCAAGACTGAAGAAAGGAATGTTACAAGGCATCAAATCATAAATAAGCCGACAAAGTTTATTTGACCAATTAACTTGCATAAATTTACTCCTTACCAAGGAAGTTCATCATCAGAATCAGACACATCATCATCAGAATTTGAAGTTTCGGCCACACTTTCATTAGAAAAAGATTCTTCAATTTTCTTTGTGTTTTCTTTTTCTTCAGCTACTTTCTGAACTTTTTCTTCAATTTTCTTTTCAGTTGACTGTTTCTGTTCTTCAAGTGATGAACCACCGTTCAGTGCATGAAAGCTATTCCACTTTTCAATAATCTGTTCATTAGTAAACAACTTTGATTTATCAGCTTCAAGATCAAACAGCTGGTTAAAGATAGCTTCAATTTCTTTTTCAGTTTTAGCTACCGGCGTGAATTCAGCTTCAAACTGTGATTCAGAATAATCATTATAACCACGCTTATCTTTTCTAATTTCAAGATTCAGATTCTTGCCTTCCCACAAATCATGAACCATTTCAGCTGGTTTCAAAAGATTTCCATCAGCATCTTTCGGGGGCATCAGTTTGTTATTCAGCTTTTCAAGAATCGGAAAAGGAATATAAAACTTCATTACTGTTCCTTCAAGTTCGGGTTGAGCTTTATCTTTAACAACTAAGATATTGCAGATATCTGTTTTTTTGCGATAAGCATCAACTTTAGGATGATCTTCACCAGCTTCTTTCAAACGTGACCATTCAGCACCAGCTTCCTGACAGAGTTGGCAATCTTTCATTGTTCCAAATGTTGATGGGCAAATCAGAGAAAGATACTTCTGACCAAGCTTTGCACGATGGAAATAGTTTGTCTGGACAGGATGTTTATTCATATCTTTCTGAGGTAGAATACGAATTGTTACATAAGCATTACCATTAGCATCAGGTTTTGGAAAGTAAATGTCTTTACTGAAATCAGTGTTTTTGTTCTCTTTTTCTTCTCTCAGCTTGTTAATGTTCTCGGCCATTTTACTACGATTCTTCTTAAATTCTTTGAAATCCATACATAAACTCCTAATTAAAAATTTGGTTAAAAATACATTAAAACAACATTATTAAAATATCACACTTTATGGATTTTTAACAGTTGCATTCAACCCAACTTCAAGACCTGATATAAAACCATGTTCATAAGACTTTTCTGCACGTATCATTGCTTTTTCAATTGCTTTGCCATAATCACTCTTATAAATGTTATAAAAAATGATTGTTAGTGTAAAAGAAAAAATCAATGAAATCATCAGAGAACACACTAATAAATGATACTTCACCATGAATAATATCTCCTTATCAGTGCCCAATGTGGGATTCGAACCCACAAGCAAATTAATGCTGTCTGCTTTTAAGGCAGATGTGTATACCAATTTCACCAATCGGGCATAATCAATGTAGAGGGAAAGATTTGAACTTTCGTACCCTTGCGGGAACAGATTTACAGTCTGCCGCCTTTAACCACTCGGCCACCTCTACTTATCAACAGGGACACTGGGAATCGAACCCAGATAAACGGAGTCAAAGTCCGTTGCACTAACCAGTTATGCTATATCCCTCATGTTCAAAATCATTGTATCATATCTTCATACTTTTTAATAATTACTTTTGAAATCTTTTTCATCTTCTCAAATGTTTCAACAAATTTATAGACTAGTTCACGATTAGCACGATAATCCATATACTCGGCAAAACGCTTTAAAGCATCATTCTTAAAATTTGATTCATCATAGATAAGAGCATAATAATACAATGTTAAAGCATCAATGTGTTTATTATAGAATGCATCTTCAAACATAGTCAGCCAGTCATTGTTTTCAATCTTTTCTTTCAACCAATATATTTTGGCACGTTCAATTTGCGAAAAGATATAAGCAATAAAGCCATGAAACATATATTCAGAAAGTTGAGGAATTCGAAAAATATTTGAATGAATTGGCAACGCATGAATAATACAATGTGTATCATTTGGAATTGATGATACAATATAATTCATCACATGTAAATCAAAATTGTTCTTATTGTTATTAAAGGCATACTGCAATCTGAGAGCAGTCGAATTATCAATAAGGCACTGATCATCAAAACGCATTTCGAATACTTCAGATTTATTGATTTCACCTTTTAAATAGCGTTCACAATTCTTGATTACACGATAAGAATATTCAACAAAATTGTCTTTCATTAGAATAACTCGCTGATTGAAATTGAATCGAATACGCTACCCTTTCGTAGAATTCGATTTTTGGTTGCATTAGCTTCGATAGTTGTCAGAAGAGATTTGAAACTTTTAATCCAGAGAGCCATTTCAACAACATCAACGTTTTCTTTTTCGCATATTTCAGCTATGCATTCTGTTAATGTCACACCGTCAGCTAATTGGCCAATAGCTTTTTCTATGATAACCATGTATTTATTTTCATTATTGTTCATTTTTGTTCTCCTGTGTATTTACTATAACACCCTCAATGATTTTCTGATAAATATCAAACAGTTCATCAGAATCTTTGATAGCTGTTCGAATGTTAATACCACCAGCTAACTTGTGACAGCCAACTGATTCAACAAATTCTTGACCTTCAAACGTCATGAGATTAGTTGATATATCATTTTCTTTTGAACGGATGCTGATTTTATGAGTATCAGAAACAATAAAGTAATAATCATAATTCGGTAGGGTTAGCGTAACATCATTAACATCTTTTGAGGCAAAAATCAAGAGAATTTTATTTCCTTCTGAATCAAATTCATACTTATCACAACTATCCAAATACCGTTTTATTTCATTTTGCTTGCGCTCATAAGCTGGTCGAAATGATTCAACGATAGATTTATCATAACCATTAGCAAAAAGCTTATAGAACGCATTAAATTTACGTTCCCAGAAGATATAATTCAGTATTCTGGATTCAACTTCTTTGAGTTGCCACATATCATAATCATTTGTCAGATATGTTAAAGTTTTCAATGGCTCAGAGAACTTCTGTTTATCTTTAAAATATTTCAAGATGTTGCCAGCACCACAAAATTTGGGATTGATATAAATCTTAACTCTATCATTTGACAAATCTTTATAAGGCAATGATGATTCATGATGATCAATCCACAATATTTTATTGTTACTTAAAAATAGGTTGTTTACATGATGTTTGTCTAATGCTAAGTCTGTAATGATCAGTGCTTTGTTATTGAAGATTTCTTCATCAGCAATATCATTCAAACGATTATAGCCAGTAGAAACAATACTGAGATTAGGTATAAAAGAGTGTAGTAATATAGCACATACCACACCGTCTAGGTCATAATGGGTGACTAGCTTCATAATTTTCACTCAACTTTCTCACTTGATTATAAAAGATTTTTAAAGATTTTAATAAATTTTGTTGACTCTCATGACGATATATGTTATGATGATTGCGTAATGAGATGAACAAAGGAGATTTGAAATGAAAAAAGCTGACAAAGAAAAAATCATCAAGATGGTAACTGAGAAATATGGAAAATACTTCAGTTCTCTGAGATTCAGAACAACTGATGATATGTCAGCGCGGGATGGGTGGTTCGTGCCATCAACAAAAGAGATTGTTATTAAACAGCAAGATACTGTTGAAACTCTTGCTCATGAACTTGCTCATGCTCTTCAGTTCTATGTGAGAAAAGAAACAACTTGCAAGAGTTCTCAGTATAAAAAGAACTACAATGAGCAGTTGTCAGATGAACACTCAGTGATTACTGAAAACATCATGATTCAGTTTTCAAACAACGGAATTGAAGAAGCTTGGAATACTGCAATAAACATGTTTCCAAGAGTAACAAAAGCAAACATCGGAAAAGAAATGAAAGTTGTTTGTTAAAAGTTATTGACTTTTAAAACTGCTTATGATATACTCTTCATGTGATGAAATAAATAAAGGAGATTTGAAATGATTTCAATCGAAACTGCTAAAAAAAATTCTTAACTCTCTTCCGGGTGAATCTGTTATTGTCAACTGCTATTCGCCAGAAACATTAGTTCAATTCAGTGACGGATTTACAACCTCAGACTTTATTGATAGTCTTGAATACATTGAGTCAGCTAATCTTGAACGCGATCTTGCGTTTGAATCAAGTGACCTTGATAACAGAATCAAAGAATCAAACAGATACATGAAACGCTTCAAAAAAGCACTTGCCACACTCAAGAAAGGTATCAAAGAATGAAAAAATATACTATTGACAAAAACAAAACTTATGAAGATGTATTGACAAAGCTTTTTGAAGATTATAACGATCCTCTCTTTGCTCAGACTTTGATTGACGATATTGAAGATAGACTCAATAAAGTTTTGCCGATTGAATACTTCAAAGCTGATAAATTTCCAATGTTGGATTTCAAAGTGAAGAATCTATCAAGAGTTTTTTCTGTTGATGCTGACAGCCTCATAGTAACATTTTATCCCGGTGTTGGAACAACAGCTGATGATATCATGTTGTATCGGGAATTTTGTGCAATCATAGAAAAAGCTTTGAGAAATTAAAAAAGTTGTTGACTTCTGAGAGTTCTCATGTTATACTCTTCATGTAATGAGATGAAACAATAAAGGAGATTTGAAATGAGAAATTACGAAGAAATGACAACAATGACTGTGAACTATAACACCATTAAGAACATGGAAGTTGAAATTCCGGTTGGAAATGTGCTTGTGATGGACTTGTTACACTTCTGGATCAAGTCATACATCAAGTATATGACTGACAGATGTATTTGTTCTGATGAAGTTCTTTATTCATCAATCGGTTACACTAGTGCTAAACAAGCACTGATTGCCGGTCTTGAAGAAAGAATCAAAGATGAAAAAATTCTGAAACATTTTGTTGACTATGTATCAGTAGACAAACATTGGAAGTTTGAAATTCTCAAACAACGCCGAGGTGTTAAAGGTGCAATGATTGAAATTCATGGACAAGCCATGTATGATAAAATAGTTGAACACTTCGGTGAAGATTTCGTTGAGTATTGAATCAAAAAGAGACTCAGATTGAATTCTGAGTCTCTTTTTTTATTACTTTTGTTTCAATACTTCTTTTTTAAACTTCTGGTAAATGTCATACATCGACCATTTTTCAAGAATAGAATCAGGCAATTTTTGAAACCATTTATAAAACTTATCATCTGTCATAAGTTCATAAATTCCAACCATACCCGGATGTTCTATTTCTTCCACTTCCTTCAACTTTTCTTCAAGAATAATCAGTTTTCTTTCGAAACAATATTCATCAAACGTTTTCATTTTTAACCTCTCAATCGAAAACAACTGTATCACATTTAACAGTGTCATCAATCATAATTTCAAACTTAGCCAACATCAAACCCGTTGGTATCGGCGCGTAACCCTTCATTGCAGCATAACCATCAGATTCATGAGCAGTTCCACATGAAATATAGTACTGAACCATATTCTTTGTGACACCATTCTGTGATAAATATCTGATAAGCTTTCGTGTTTCACTTGTAAAGTGAACGTGTCCACAAAAGATTGCATTAGCAAAAGGTGCTCTGAAATGAAATTTTTCAACAGCATTGATCTTGCCACCAGATGAGCCGCCACCGCCTGAACCATGATGAGCATAAATATAAACATTTCGTTTATCACCTTGCTTTTTCTGGCTGTTCAACTTCAGCATGAAATGTGTTTCCCATTTGAAATAAGGAACATCAAGATTAAAAGCAATTAGAGCAGCAATATCTAATCCAGTAGATTTTTCAATTCTGTATTCGTGATTGCCACAAATTGAGAAAAGAATTTTATGCTTAATAGGTTCTAAGAGTTCACATAGTTGTGTTACCTGTTCAGTGACTTGAATAGATTGAGTATGAACATTATTCAACTTGCCATAGACAGCACATTCAATTAAATCGCCACCAAGAAAAGTATAACAGTTTGGTGTTTCTGAGATGTATTTTATGATCTTATGAATTAACTTTTCATTACATTCTTCAGAACCATAATGCCAGTCATAGAGAGGCAGAATTTCAATCTTTGAACTATCTATTAGTTTTACATTTTCCAAAGGTTTCTTCATCTAAAGTAATTTCCTTTTCATTTGTTTTAAATCTATCACGATTTACTTCCAATAGCCAACCTTTTTCATTCTCAATAACAAAAGACTTGCCTTTATTATTCTTGCACCATTCACCGACCTTGGTTCCGTAAAAATTTTGATACCAACCATGTTTGTGTCTGGCAGTAAAGCCAATCTTATTAAACATGTCGTTATCAACTCGGAATAATGGTCGGCCACCCAGCATCTTATCAGGCTGTGCTATATCACCAGACGTTGTTCCTTCACCTTCTTCACTTATATAAAAAGAATCAACTATTTCTACTAGTTGACTCTCACTGACTTTATCACCAAGCATGTTTTTAAAAATCGAAACAACGATACCATAAAAACCCTGTTCAGATTCTTTGTGTTTTTTTGCAGCAATAGTCTTAGCTTCATCCCACTTCTTTTCGAGTTCAGCTACTTTCATTCCTGTTTCTTTTGCTATCTTTTGAATATATGGTGTTGGCATACAACTTACCTCTTATTATAAAAATTATTCAACCAATTGAGAATATAACCTTCGATGTTTGGACAATTAATTGATTCTTGAACTGTTTCAAAACTATTCATCTTTTCTTCATCAAGTGCTTGTATAAATCCGTCTTTGAGAAATTCTTTGAATACTACATGCCTGATAATACCTTTATTAGGAACATATTTCATAAAAGTTACTTTAATACGTCTGATCAACTCATCAAAAACATTGTATTGACTAGCTTCTGATGTAGTTGGATTTCTTAATTTTTCACCCTTATCATTAATAATTCCCATTGCGTATGCTGGCCAATATGAAAATGGTTTCAGTAATAAGCGTTTCATCTTCTTTTGCAAGTAAAATTCAAATGATTCCCAAGCCATTTTTAAAGTCCTTTAACTAATATATCAACAGCTTCATCATAATTAATATTGGTTTTGTGCATCAGCGCATCCAAATCTTTTGGATATTTGCTCATGACATAATCAATATAATCAACTACTTTATCAGCATCATTTTGAAATGCTTTGAATAGTGATTTTGCTTTTGGGTCTTTACTAACTAAATTTTTCAATTCAGTTTTAAATCTATTAACATCTTTACTTTCAAAAACAATCTTTGCGAAATTCATTTATAAAACTCCTAATCAATTTTCCATGCCTCATCATCACCACGTTTGACAGTCTTAGCCATTTCATTACTTATAATCTCATAGTGCATGCGACAAACATTTGAATATTTCATTGATAGTCTGTTACAACCATGCATACTACACAATCTTTGTCCTTCATCATCATAGTCAATTATTTCTTTCTTATCTTCCAACTCATTAAAGCCCCGTTCAAGTCTTTCGGATTTCTTAGCTTCTTTTTTCTTTCTTGACAATGATCTGACCAACTTTCTTTTATAGGTTTTAATCAAAATCTATATCTAAAGCTCGCATACGTTCTTTATTATTTACTATATTCATTGTGTTTTTAATTTCATCATTATCCTGTTGAATATTATTGGTTGATTGTGTAGCTGTGTCTTTAACCGAGCATGTTTTAAAATCATGTTCAACAACAAACTTATATCCTTTCATTTCTGAATAACGTGTTTTTAATACTTTCCAGAGTTGCCTTTTTTGTTCTAAAAGTGCAGGTGTCTGAATAACAGCAATCTGCATATCAACAGTCATAGGAACACCATAAGATTCAGATGTATCAGTTAAATCTAAATCAGATGCACCATCACCACCACGATTTGTTTGTGTAGCTGACCAACCTGCCAGATTGTAATGAACCATTAAGCCTCTTAATTCTTCTGCTATTGCTTTCGATATTTCATAGCTCTGGCCGCTTTTAATTCGAACTGAGGTCATAATGTTCAAGTAATCAATAAAAACGATATCAGGCACGAATTTTTCTTTTGTGGCAAGTGCATCAAGTAAAGCTCTGATGTGATTAACATTAGCTGATGCTGTTGGATATTCTTTGACATATAAATTAGACTTAGCAATACTGGCAAACTGTTGCATTCTTTTGATATACAACTCTTTTGGCAATCTCGGTATATCATTGATCGGTATATCAAGAAAATTAGCATCAATACGTTGCCTGATGTTTTCTTCTGACATTTCACAAGTAATATATAAAACATTATAGCCACGTCTGAGGTAACCAGCAGCAAGTGAAATCATAGCTGAGGTTTTGCCAGTATTTGTTGGTGCCATCAAAAGATTCAAAGTCTTTCTTTCAACACCACCATCACATACAGTATTAAGTATTGTTAAATTTGATTCAAATTTTTCTTTGGTTTGGGTATAAAATTCATACTGCTTTTCGTAATCTTTATAGAAATTGTTACCAATTGATTCATTGAAATTGATTGAGAAAACATCTTTGACTTTTTCAACCATATCTTCAACAGGCTTATTGGATTGAAGCTTTTCAGCTGATTCAACAATAACAATTTCGAATGCTTTGTTTCTAATCCACTTTTTGGTTTCATTCGACAGCCAATCAATATTATAATTATCTTCCGATTTGATTTCTTCAATGAATGCTAGTGTTTTTTGATATAGATCGTCTGATAAATCGTTTGTATTTGACAATGAAATGATTATTTCATTCCAGTGAGGTAAAGTTTTATATTCAATAAAATATTTATTGATTTGTTTAAAAACTGCCTTTGATTCAAACATTGAAAGATATTCATTTTTAAGAAATGGTAGAAAAGCTGTACCATAGTTCTTATTATTGATAATATTCTGAAGAATGATTTTTTCGAACATGCTTTGATCCTTTATAAGATAACAAAAAGAGAGTGATTGAATAAATGTATTATACTATCACTCTCTTTTATTTAATCAATTATTTCTTATCTTTTCCGAGAATTTCAGCTACCTGGTTCTGTTTGGCTTTGACACTTTCTTCATATTCTTCTTTATCCATGAATTCGAATTTTGATTCATTCTTGAAATAATTGCTGATGTGTTTATCATGCAACTTAGCCAGCTTTTCATCAACTTCAAACATCATAGAAATATTGTCGAATGGAATATCAATAGCCAACTGTTTTGCAGCTTTGAATGGAATCAACTTGACATATTCACCTGACCATGCACAAATAAAAACGTTGTCACATGTAGCATGTTTTGTTTTTGTTCCGGTAATATAAGCTTCAGCAAATTCTTTATTCACATCGGCAATTACATCAATATTAGGCTGTTTCAATACACACATTACTTTCATGTTATTCTCCTCAATAGCTCAGTAGTTTGATTACGCAAGTATATCATACAACATTTTGAACAGATATTATAATGAGTTTTTTCTTTATCGTTGTAAGTTAGATATACTTCAGTTTTAAATGATTTGCAATAATAGCAAAATTTCATTTATTTTTGATTTTCGACAGCATCTTATTGATTTTTTCAATAGCTGGTTTCATGCCTTCAAAAGTCTTAGGCTCAAAAACTTCTTTTACATCATCTTTATCTTCTGACATAAAATTACTCCTCAATTTGAATTTTAAGACAATATCATTATAGCACAGTTAAATTATTTTTTATGATAATTCTGCAACAATCATTAAAATTGCACCCATTATTATTGCCATCAGAACAAAGTTTAAAAGAATATTTAGAATTTTATCTGAGTTCATAATCATTACCTTTTTATTAAGTTGATGGTATAGCGGTTTTAAATATCATCTTTTGCCAATATGGGCCACTATTTGTTACACCAGAAACGATTGCAAATTTATAGTATTTATAAGCTGATGTATTCGGGAATTCGATTACATTTATATTGCTATTTATTGTTAACGTATCACCAACATTTGTGTATGTAATATCATCATTACTGCCTGATAGTTGCCAGGTACCATTATTCGCAGCGTAATTTTGCCCCAGATATATTCCAGCAATAATAATTTCCTCATTAAATGTAAATTTCAATTTTGCTGAACTTTGTCCATTATTCCACCAGAAGGAGTTATTTAAAACATGGCTCAATAAGTTTGATAAATTACCACCATACCCCCCTGTGATTGATAATTCAACTTCACCTATTCTATAACCAGTAGAATAAAAATTGAACCAAGATGGTTCATATATTTCACGATAATTGTTTTTTTTATTAGTTCTAAATCTGAAGTTTTGCCAATATGGGCCACCATTTGTTACACCAGAAACGATTGCAAATTTATAGTATTTATAAGCTGATGTATTATCTGAAATATATAAATTGTTTATTGTAGAATTTAAAAGTATCGGTTCACCAACATTTGTGTATGTAATATCATCATTACTGCCTGATAGTTGCCAGGTACCATTATCCGCAACAGAACTCATTAAAATTCTTACTTGATATATAATAATTTCCTCATTAAATGTAAATTTCAATTCTGCTGAACTTTGTCCAGCACTCCAATAAAAAGCATTCATTGAATTACTAACCAGACCAGCCAGATATTCAACAGATGATGATTTACCAATAGTTTTTACGACACGTATTAACGGGGATCTATCTCCATTCCAATAGAGATGTTGATGATATTCAATACGTGCATCAGCATCATCAGCTAATTTATATATTCTTGATGATTCATTATTATTATCAATAATATAAACACCATTATCCAATGGATCAATTCCACCAAGAATTTTACTAGCAAACTCATTAAAAGCAACATCTGTCATATCAATACCTTGTGCTTCTAATGCTTTTTTTATAGCAGCTTTCGTATTTGCAAGACTGATTAAATATTCATTTGTCGTTGGCATTTATTAAATCCTTACAATGTATAATTATCAATTTCTGTAGCAAACCCAACAGTTGATAGGCCGTATGCAGAATAATTATTATAATAACAGTTCATATATTTTATATAAATATTATCACTATCGAGTATTGAATTGTGTCGGCATATACCAACATCCTTCATATAAACGGGATTTCCCTCAAGATCGCTTTTTATAACAGGGGTTGTATTTGCAATATACATTCTGAATTTTAATAGTTTATTTGATTCACTTGAAACATTATTAGTTACTATTGATGGAAACATAGGTATTATAATACTATCATCTGTCATTAGTTTTGATACAGAACGATCTAACTGGCTTGTTGTATTCTGCAATCCTATACCAGCATATTCACCATTACTAAGCTGCCCGATAATTATAGTTGATAAAAAACTAGTATCTGTATTGAAAAACTGAAGTGAATATTGACTAAGAATCAAATCTGCCGAACCTTGAACAGCACTATTAAAGTAAAGAGAAATATATTGTACATTGGTTATATCTGACCCAGAAGTCCACTCATCACCATAATTAAAATGTCCGCCAGCCCCGCTCATAAATTTAACCCTCAATACTTTATTACTTATTGCAGGTATCTTAAAAACTAAGAATTCTGAATTTTGATAATAGATTGTGTAGTTTCCTTCACCATAAAAATCAGCAATAGCTGCTGCAAAATCGGCAACTTCTGTTGTTACACTTATTGTATATTTTCTAGCCATTTTAATTATTCCCCGCTTGGTAAAGTTAATAATTCTTCTTCAACTTCAAATAATCTGAGTTTAGATAAACTATAACGGAAATCAATAGGATATAGTGTTCTGATTTTTGCTGAAAATTGATTAAACGGAACGTCAGTCATATCTATTCCGCGTGATTCTAAAGCTTCTTTTAATGCCGCTTTTATAGCAATTAGAGCTTGCATTTTTTCTGGTAATGTTTGTGTCATATTGTTACCTCAAGATTATAGCGTTACCCAACTAGCATCATAATCATCATTACTATTTTTTACTAAAACTTGCCCTGTAGTTCCACCAGTAGGCATAATGCCAGGAACACTAATATCACCATCAAGAATATCATCAATTATAGCATCAATATCATCAATTAAATCAGTTCCAATCGCTGCTGTAATTTCTATCCAAGTAGTGCCATTATACTGTTCATATCCTGTTGTAGAGTCACCATTTGATATAACCACAGCAGCAACTAATTCATCTGGATTAGAAACGAAGTAAGCATCTCTAGCAGTATCATCAGCAAAGAAATGATTTACGTCTATGTTAAAAGTTGGCCCAATTTCACCTTTCAGTGAATCTAAGAAGTCTTGTTCAGTTCCAGTATTTCCTTCTGCTAACCAAATTTCATAAGCAGATAGACCAACTAAATCACCATCACCATCTGTTAAATCGTCTAAGATTGCATTTAATGGCGTAGTGCTATCAATCAAAACTTCCCAAGAGTCACCATCATAGATATAAGCAATATTGTCAGTTGTATTGAAATAACCCCAGTTTAATGCAGGTGATTCTGGTGCTGCTGCAAGAGAGCCTTGCCAATCAATTATTCCATTAACCTCTGTCCACGCACCATCTTTAACTGAGTAATATTTACCATCGGAAGGCGCTGCAAAAGTTAATGGATCTTCTTCAATTTCGCCTGAACCAGAAAGTAAATTTGTGTCAATAAATGAAATACCACCCGAACCACTCCCGGTGCCATCTTGAGCTATTATTTCCCAAGAATCGCCATCCCATATATATGATTTTAAATCAGTTGTATTATAATATCCCCAATTTAATTCGGGATTTTCTGGTGCTGTTGCAAGAGAACCCTTCCAAACAATAGAAATACCTGGAATACCTTGTTCACCTTTTAAATCAGCAAGTGCAATTAAATTAGTCCACTCAACATCTGATTCATATTTATACTGAATATAAGTTTCAGTTACTTGAAGCTGAATTGATTCACCTGCACTACCCTCAGGACCAATTAAAGAATTTAAGAAATCTTGCTCAGTTCCAATTCCACCATTATTAATCCAAATATCGTATGCTGATAAACCGCCTTTGGCCATTAAGAACCAATAACTATCCCAGAACGCACCTGACTCTGGTTGATTTGTTGAATCGGCAATATGATCAGCTTTACAAGCATAACTATTACCATTAATATTAATAACTTCACCAACAGTATATTCAGCAGTTTCTAACCATTCATCAGCACGATAATTAAATCCAACTAATGATGTTAAGAATGTTGCGACATCACCAATATTACCTTCATCGAGCCAAATTTCATAAGCAGATTTACCATCAGCACCTTGTAATTGTGAAAGATCAAACAGTTGAGTCCATGTGACATCAGATTCATATTTATATTCAAGATTATTTGAATCAACTCGTAATTCTACTTTTTCACCCGGTAAACCATCTGCACCAGTTAATGTTGAAATATCAACTAAACCAGTCCATTCAACATCACCAACATATCGCCATTGAATGTGGGTGCCAGAATTTTGTATTTCTACTTCACTACCAGCAATACCTTGAATACCCTGAATGCCTTGTGGACCCCTGAGAGTTTCTAATAAAACAATATTATTCCATTCAACTTCATCAGCATATTTCCACTGAATATAAGTTCCATCGCTTTGAATCTGAACTTCACGACCAGCAATACCTTGAATGCCTTGAGGACCCGTTATTTCAGCTAATGAAATAAGATCGTTCCAGATAACTTCATCAGCATATTTCCATTGAATATGTGTTTCTGAAGTCTGAAAAACAACTTCACGACCGGCAATACCTTGAATGCCTTGTTCGCCTTTTAAATCAGTATATTGATACTCTATTTCATCTTCACGTTTAATGCCGAGTGACGTGCCATCCCAAGTAAACTGTAAACTATAACCCTGAATGCCTTGAGGACCCGTTATTTCAGCTAATGAAATTAAATTATTCCACACTAATTCATTATCATATTTCCAAATAATGTGAGTTTCGGTAACACTAAGCTGAATTTCATCGCCTTTTAATGTTTCAACAGAAATTAAATTATTCCAAGTTTCATCTTGAACATATTTCCATTGAATATAAGTTTCAGTTGGTCGCAATTCAATATCTTTGCCATGTAATGTTGCAAAGAAATCCTCAAGAGTTCCTTCATTGCCAGCATCTAACCAAAGCTGGTAGTTTGAATCACCTTGATCACCTTTAAACGTTAAAAGAAAATCATCAAGAGTTCCCTCATTACCAGCTTCAATCCACAGCTGATATAAATCTTTAACAACTTCAGCGTCAGATAATCTTAAAGCAGCGTCAAGAGGAGTAGTTTGAATGCCCATTCTTGAGCAAAATGATTTTGTTAAAAGAGTTAAGCGAGTTTTAATTTCACATGTTTGAGTCATGATTGAACCTTATGCTGTGGGTCGAGTTTCTTGCTTAATAACTTTGATAGCTAATGTATTGCTATATCTGATTTTACCATCTAATACTGCTCTGACATCTGTATAAATTGTTTCGAGAGGCCATTCGTCAGTTTCTTCAAGAGTGCTTAATATATAAGTTCCTGGAGTAGCTGTTTCTGTTATAGTTAATTCAGCAATTAAATTACCATCTTTATCATTGATTTGAGCAGTCATGTGTTCTGCACGAATATCAACAGGTAAACAATCTTCTGTTACTAATTCAAGTTCAGCTTCAAATGTAGAACCACGTTTAAATGTAATTATCTGACTCATATTACACTCCGAATCGTTATTTTAATATATTTACTCAAAGTCCAGATATGAATAGATTGATCGTCATTGAAACAGGATTATCAAATCCTGGCCAACCAGAAAATACCATACTTGTATTCGAAACTAAAACTTGCAATTTTACACGAGTATTATCTTGAGCATGAATTGATCCTCTCGAAAATCTATTTTATTAACTATTAACTAATACAAGCCATTCGAAATCAGTTGTGGCACTACCAGTATTATAAACTTTAAATTTGCCAGCTTCATGATAAACAACAGTAACAGCACCGATAGCAGAACCGTCATCACCAAGTGGAGTGATGATTGCCTGAAAATCAACACCGGGATCAACTGATAAAACAACTTCAGTGAAACTAGTAGAACCAGCAAATGCTGCTGTTCCTTGTTCATGAATCGTACCAGAACCACCAGTAATATTAGGAACAATATAAGTTGGGTCAACAATCATTTCACCAGCACCATTAGCCATTTTAACCCAATAATAAAGACCATCAGCAGGGATTTTAAATGATGTATAAGCAGGAATAACTAAGCCTGTTTCAACAGTTGGTGCATTTTCATCAGTTGTAGACTGCACTAATATTGGAACATGATTATTATTCTTATAATTCGTTTTGAGATTGATTAGCTGCCAAGTAGAACTGAGTAATATTTTTGTAAGCATATTATTTTTCCTTATGATTTTTGAATAATTTCATATATGTAAATTTGTGTTTGATTCCAAAGTAAAAATTGATTATCATCCATTTTATCAAATCCTAAATATTTTATACCACCGACAGAATCTGGTGGAGTAATATCAAGAGAATCATCAGTTAAGGCTGAATTATTAAAATAAAAACCTGAAGTAGACACATACTGATTATACATAGCTAATTTGGTTCCATCTGCTAAATCAAAATTAACTGCATAATATGTTGCATCATGATCAACAAATGAACGAACATTAACAGCCGGGCTAAATGATAACCCCCCATCTAATGATTCAGTATAATAGAGATAGTTGTGACTATAAGATCCAAAAAAGAATAAGGAGAATCTATTTGTGTTACGAGTAACAGAAAATGCACGCATATGAGGTGAGGATAATGATGTAGATAATGTTTTGTAAAAAACCGAATGTGGATTTATAAATGGATCTTCCATACTATAAATTGAAACATCGTTTCCACGGCTATTAATTAAAATCCAATTGTTGTTTATTTTAGTTCCAGTGAAGGTCCCACTACCTCCAAATGATGAAGATAATATATTACTAAAATGTATAATATTATCTTCATCAATGCTATACGGTAAAACACGAGAACTCAATAAGTTATAGGTTATGAAAAAGTTAGATGAAGACGAATGTCCAATAATCTGTGTCTCAACACTTTCCCAATATTGTGGTTTATAAATTAATGATTTTAGCACAACATGATCTGAATTATTTGCCTTCACCCACAATTGATCTCTAGTTTTTATTATTAATCGCCCATTTGACACAACAATAATATCTTGAAATGCTTGTGTATAATTTTCTGTTTCATATGTTAGATCAATAAAATCAACCAAATCTAAACTTTTTTTGATAAAATTATCACCAAGAATATAATAATATTCATCATATGGATTATAAATAGTTCTTAATACCGTACCGCCACTATAATTGCTTGCATATGAATCAACTAATTTTAATTCACACGTGCTATTTGCTCGAAGTCTAGCAAATAAAATTCTATCTGTTGAGCTGATGTTAAACGCAATTTCGGTTAAATCTTCAACAATATTTTCAAAAGCATAACAACTGCAAAATCTATCAACTAAACTTGTTCCACCGGCCACACTCATATCAGAAAATCCATTAATTGAATTATATGCTGTTTGTGGAATTGATCTTATTGCAGGATTACCTTCCCCAACTTTTTGATATCCAATAAAATAATTTCCAGCTTCAATAAATATAGGTATGCTTAACGATTTTAAACCTGTTATTGAACAATCTAATAATGATTCATTATCAGATAATTGAAAAATTTTCGTTGTTGGTCTTTCGCTTCCAAAATCTGAATTGTAAATTACTATATCTAATGCAGCATCAGCAGCAGTTACAACATGGATTCCCAAATCAACTATTGATGTTGGATTTTTAACTTCGATTGGCCATAATAATAATTCATTAGAATTAACAATAAATGTTGATTTTGCTAAAATTGGTGACATTGGAAGATATGTTGTTTCCGTATAATTTCCATCACGATATACAAGCGGAATTCCCCTCATATATTCAATATATTTAGAATCTGTTTCGATATCATAAATATGACGACCATATTTTTCTAATTTATAATTCATATCATCTCGAATGGGTTGCGTTCCACGATAAGCAATATCATCATATGAAATTAAATCAATCCATTCATCATCACCAACAATTCTCCACTGAAGATGTGTTTCTCCACGCTGCATTTCAACAGTTTTTGAATTGAGGTATGTAATATCCATCAATTCTCGCCAAAATTCATCATTTTCAGCTTCAAATTTCCACTCTATAATATTTCCAACTTTGCGAATGACAATATTATATTGCGTCAATAAATCAACAATTCCAGCTAAACTAATACCGATATTAGATGACATAATTATGCCTCGGGCCGTTCATATTTTGTTGTGGTATAAATTGTATTTGTCACATCATTATTTACAAAAATAATCGTATCATTTTCCAGTAATGAGGCATTACCAATAGCTGTCGATGCTAATGATGATAAGAGATATGTATTATCGAAATAATCATCTGTCCAATAATAAGAAGAACCGCCAAATATGAATATATTATCATCAGCGCTTTGAACAACCGTAATTTCATTAGCATTAACTGACGCAAATGTTTTTTCAGTTGAGGAAAGTGTTCCTTCAATATCTTCAATTTTCAAAACAAACATTTCGTCAACCGATTTTCTACCAAACGCATAAGTGTAATTAGCGGTTTTTGTCAAAACGATATTTGTATCAATCAGTGTTTCATCAACCAACGTTTCAGTAGATGTTCCATCACATCGAACAACGCTATACCCATAATCATCTGTTGATGAAGCTATTATATATTTATCTGTTGCAAATTTAATAGGTTTAGTATATGGTTTATTTGTTGTGGCGGGTGTATTGATTGCCGCATTATAAACGGATAATGCATTATCAAGATCAAAAACAGTGATTTGACAGGATGTATTAGCATGAGCAACAAAAACTTTACTTGAATCACTATCGCCATTGATATATAGTCCAGCAGCATTTTCATTTATAACAGTGAATGATGCATTTTTAATAAAACCAAGTTCGCCAAACTGCATCCAATTGACTGTAATTGCTGTTGGTTCTTCTGATGTTTCTTGCCGAGATATAAACAACTTACCACCATTAGTAACTATTCTTTCGGCGGCATAAGTTCCAGCTGACCAAGCACCATCAAATGATATTTCCATTCTTGAAAATCCATAATCACCATATTCAAGCCAATTAGCTGTTGATGCTGTCGGTTCTTCTGATGTTTCTTGCAGAGATAAAAACAGTTTATTATTGTTGACAACTATTTTATTTGCTGCATAAGTTCCAGCTAACCAAGCACCTTCAAATGTAAACGATGTTTTAATAAAATACTGATCACCAAATTCTAACCAATCAGTTGATGTAGCTAAAGGTTCTTCAGAAGTTTCAGTTAATGACAGAAATAATTTATCATTATGATAAACTAATTGATCAGCTGCATACGGAGCATTTAATAAATCCCAAGCATCTTCAAAAGTTGCAATATCAAATGAATAACTTGCCCAATCATCAGTTACCAATTCTGTAGGTTCTTCAGAATTTTCTCTTAAAGCAATCCATAATTCCCCGCCATGAACAACAATTGAGTTTGCTGCATAAGGAACATTTAAAAGGTCCCAATCACTTTCAAAAGTAGCCTCGTTTTCAAAAAAGTATTGCCAATCAGTTGAATTTTCAAAAGTTGGTTCAAGGGCTGTTTCAATCAATGAAGTCCATAATATATCATCATTAATGACTGTTTTTTTACGATCATAAGTTCCATCTACCCAAGCACCTTCAAATGTTGCCACATCACGAAGATAAACATCCCAATCAGCAGCATTAGCTAAAGTTGGTTCAGCTGTTGTGGATTGTAATGATATCCACAACATATTATTATGACTAACTGTTTTTCCAGCATTGTAGGTTCCAACTGCCCAATCACCAGCATATTCAACATCATCATAACCAAGATGTTTAATAAATAATGTATCTTGATCAGCAATAACCAATCTATTTCCAGAGGCTTGACAAATTGTTTTAAATCCTATCGTCACAACACCATCCACCGAAATTTCTGTGAATGATATTAAATTTGAACTGCGATAAATTTTACTACCCGATAATAAATAATAATTATTATCAGAAGCTTTAATAATATCAAATAATGGGCCAGCTAATGTTGATCTAAGAAGTAATTGATTATACATTACATCAAAAAGAGTTGAAACTTTTCCAAAAATAACTTTTGGAGTATTTGTAAAAACGCTTTCAACACCATCTAATGATTCTACTATTTGAGTATTTTCATAATAAAGACTGTTAATTGTTTGATCTGCTGATGATGTGCCACCAGCCTTAGTTATTGATGAAAATGATGATAAAAAATCTCCACTATTTGATCCATATGATCTCAAAATTATATCACTTGTACCACCAGCAGACCTTCGGCCAATCCAATATCTACCAGGCAATAAAAATAATACTTGAGAGCATGATTTTAAACCTGTGGATGCACAATTTAAAGTGTCGCTTGTATAAATTAAATTATTTGGTAAACCTGTAGTTGGGTGTGAATCATAAATACAAATATTTAATGTTGCACTTGTTCTTGCTGTTGTGACTTGAACTGATAATTGCGATAAAACACATGGATGATGTATATCCATTGGCCAAACTGCTAAATGAGTTCTATAAACATATGCGGTGTCTTTTGATGGTTCATTGTTTGGCATTGGGAGATACTGAATCATTTCATATTTATCATTTAATGCTGCTACTGGTTGACCTTTAAAATATCCCTTAAAAACATTTTCCGTCTGATCACTAAAATAATCAATTCTTTCTTGAATTTCATCAAGATATTCAGAATCAGCTAATTGAACCAAATCTTCTAATGATACTAATTCTAACCACTCAAATTGATTATTTAAACGCCAAATTAAATGAGTTTCGTTTGTGTCGAGTTCGACTTCAGCGCCGCGTAGTTCGTCAAGCACTACTAATACTTTCCAGGCTGTGTTGGGCTCATAATTATATTTCCATTCAATATAATTGTTGTTTTTTCGTAAAGTTACCTGATATTCATCTAAAATATCTAAAACGCCGCGCAAGCTGAGATTATCTGTCATGGATTTACTCCGATTTGATTGCTTTCACAGAATTAACTATATCACGCAAATTTGATTTATTCTTATTTACTTTTTCTTCTTCAGTTTCAGCATTAGTAATTTCATCTTTTTTCAACCAACCCATACTTTCACGAGTTTTTAAATTTTGAGTATGAAGATTGATCAATTCTTTTGATGCATCGCATATAGATTTTAAAAGTTGTGTTGAAACTTCAAAATAATTATGAAAACCTCTTGGTGGTTGATTCAGCCCTGTTGTTTCTTCTGTAGCTGTAATTACACTAATAACTGAATTCAGAATTTTATCAGCTGATCCAATTGAATGTAAAAGTTTTGTTCTGACATATTGAATATCATTTTCAAAATCAGCTTTATCACCTTTCGTTTCAATCTTTTCAAAGTTAATATCAACAGTTACTTTAATTTCTGGAATTTCTAATTCGCTTTCTACTGATACAATTTCCATATTTTGTTTTTCTTCAAAAACATCTTCAAATTTCAATAAATCTTTATTAGACATATTAACCTCATATTTCTATAAGTGATTGAGAGGAATCGCTCTTTTTAATATAATATTTTGCAATAACTTGAGCGCCCTCATCTTCACTTTCTAACTTAAACCAATATGCTGCAAATTCATCATCAGATAATACTGGTTCTGTTGCACTCTTATACACTTTTAACGTGATTTGAGATAGTGTTTCAATAGATTCTTCAAGATCGTCTACAACATCGAAATTAGCATCATCTGATTCAACTAAAACACTATATAAATTTGCATCTTCTGCATCATATTCAGTTCGAAGTATAGCAATTTTATTGCTGTCATCAGAATCAATATCATTATGAAAATTCATTTTGATATTGTTAATAATAGATTCATCACGAATAGGCGGATAAATCCAACCTTTCAAAGAAAAATCAATATCAAATCTTAATACTCTCCATGATGTATCATCAAATTCTGTTTCGAAACTTGGTGCACAGCCTTGATAAACTATCGGTATTGACGTTTCAACATTCAGTTCAGGTATTTCTTTTATTGTCACATGATAATCAGGATTGAAGAAAGATAAAACCTGTTCAACAATCTGAAACATATCATCAAGATATTTTGTCCAGATTGACAGCTGAAAAATAAAATTATATGGCTTGCCTATGCCAACTTCTGACATAGCAAAATTTTCACTCGGATCAATTCGTTTCTGTCTTGACAATAATGGATTCATTATTCGTGTATTATCATATTCAATACTATTATTCAAAATATAAGAAATTCTCGGCAATATTTGACCAATTTTGATTGAGTCATTCACACGAGAATGTAAAGAATTGATTTGATATCTTGCCTTATCTTTTGATGCAAAAGTAATAGGAACTTTAATATCTTTCACTTGTGTTCCTGTGGCATCGCTTCTTATCACATGAATATCATTAAATAATGAACCAAATGCTATAATATATTTTCGAATAATGTTGTGATAAAAAGCTGATTGACCTAACATTTAATATCTCCATCTTTCTTTTGCAACTTGCATTAAATACATTAAAGGACTATCAAACAATGACGTATCCATTGAAGGTGATATATTATTGTTTGTATTATTATTAACTATAACTGGTGCTGCTGATTGTGATTTTGAATCTTCAGAATAAGCTATTTTTACTTCTGGCTTTGTTTTTTGAATTAAATCAGTTGCTTTCGAATTTTCATAGCTCTGAGTATCAATTTCTAAATTGGGTGATAAACCAGCAACAACATTATTTGATGAAACATTAGATAAATCAAATGCTGTTGATTGTAAATTGTTATCAGGTTTTGTTGTTTTTAATAATGCCGCCTCTTGATTAGATATATATTTTTGAAATTTTCTAATTGGTTTAAAAACTCTAAAATTAACTGGTTGACCCTGTTCATTTTTTTGCTTTAATGATGATGAACTATAACCAACAAAATCAGAAACTTCCTTACCTTCGCCTAATGTTAAAGCTATATGACCCCAAGATCCTTCAGCATCTTTAACTGATGTTCTGGGTTCATACGCTACAGCATAACCAGCTGGCAGTTTAGTCACATCTCTGCGTGATAAACCTTTAACTTCTTCAAAATTAGGATGTTTAGCTAATTCAGAACCTAAATTCCATGCATCTTGACGCAGACGATTAGGTAAAATACCAGCGGCAACTAATGTTTCATCAACAGCTCGGGCACAACGTTTACCGGGTTTTGCGTCTCCAACCTTTTCTGCTTGTAATTGAGCAGCATTAGCTAGTGAAGTTTGTGCATCTTGACCTGCAAATGGATCAGGACGATTGAATTCTGGTGCCACATTTCCTAATAAGCCAGTTTTAATACGATTAAATTTATTACTAGCCATTTTTGCAAATGTTCTGGGCAAAATCAATAAATCCCACCAATTACCTTCGGGCATTGGTAATCCCGATTGTTCCAATGCCTCGGTAACTTTTTCAATTGCTTTATCAATATCACCAATATTTAAAGCATCATATAAACTAGCACCCGATTTTCGAAACATATCATAACCAGCTTTATAGCCATGAATCTTATCTTTAAACGGTTTCGCTTTCTCAGTAAACTTGGGTCCAATCATACCCTCTAATGCATCATATATCATATCAAATAATTGAACACCAACATCTACGAGAAAATCAACAGCTTGCCAGAGATAAGGCTTTACTTTATCAATTAATTCATCTTGCATTTTATACATTTCTTGATCAGAAATTGCACCGAAAGTAAATGTGCTGAATGTTTTTGCTAATCCTGCTTTTATCACTTTGAAAGCACCACCAACGCCAGTTAAATCTTTTTCACCTGAAATAGCTGACGCATCGAAAGCACCTCTTAAAAACTGAACTAATGAAACGCCAGCAAGAGCAGTTAATATAACTGGTATAGCAGCAGCAACAATTGGAGTAATAATAGCAGTTAAGCCAGCACCAACACCACCAAGCCAATTGGCAATACTTGATTCACCATAAAACATATTACCAATTTTACTTTTTTTAAATCTGTCTGTTTTTTCTTCAATAGCTTCAGCAATACTTTTTAAGAAATCTTTATTATCATCATCTAAATTTTTACGTTTTCGATCATTTTTTTCTGCTGCACGCTCTTTCTGTTCTTCATCAAATTGCTCTTTATTACCCTCAATCATCTTTTGAAATTTATCATTCAGACTATTTACACCATTATTAACACTTTTCATTAAATCAATAGTTAATGATTGAGCTTTTTCTAATTTTTCAAATAATGATTTGAGCATGAAATTTTCAGCACCATTATTATTCGGACGCAAATATGGATTAACTTTATTCATAGTCATCAAAGCATTAGGATTGTTTGATGGTTGTGTTAGCAATGAACGTAAAGTATTACCAACATTACTATCAAGAATAATACTACTTGCCATAACTTTGCTTTTCCTTTTCTTTGGCTTGTTTCAATAGTGCAGCAAAAATATCAACTTCATAAGGAATCATCTCATTCAATTCAATCAAAGAATAGCCATTTAATTTCATTACATTTATCGCCTGATAATACATATATATACTTATGTAATTGAATATCAGGCGATAAATGCGAAAAAATTAGGATCTTCTTTCTCAAAGACTTTTCCACATTTTTTACACTGTTTTGTCACTTTTAAAACGATAGCAATCATGTCACTTTTTGCCTCAAATAATTTTTCAAGTTCATCAATAGTCAGATTGAGAATGACATTTTCTTTCATTTCTTCAGCTGTGAATTCAGTGTATGTTTTTGTTTTACCATCTTTATCTTTAACGATAACTTTTGTGACTGAATGAGCCAACAAATTAGAAAAAAGATCAATATTATATTTAAAAATTGAAACATCAGCTGACTGAGCATCAATCATCTGAACATCATTTCGATTCAAATCACAAAGAAATTCCATATATTTCAACTTAGGAACAGTTAATTCAATAGAAAGATTTTTATTCACATCAACCATTTTCTTAGTGACTTCTGAATTTTTGATAATGATTAAATCATCTATACTGTCAGATTCTTTGAATTGAAAGCCACATTTTAAATGTTTACCTTCATCATCTATAATTTCGCCATCACACTCAAAACCATAATCAATAGTCTGACCTTTGCTGATTGTTCGCAGCTTCATACAGATGTAAACGAAATCAATCATTGACATTTCATTAAAATCAATTTCTTCATTAACATTATCAGCAATAATCTGTTTCATATTTAAAAACCAATCTTTACGATCAGTTTCATCAGCAATAGATTGAAGAATGATTTTTTCTTGAGAAGTTTTATAAGGCTTAATACTTATTCTTCTTTTGCTTTCGGGCAGTTTAATCTCTGTAACTGGTCTATGATCAATAATCGGTAACATATTTCACCTCAGAATTTAAAAATTTTACTTATACTATTAGATACTGAACTCTTGATTCTGTCTACTGTTTTCGATTGTAAATCTTTATATTTTTGTGTTATATTATTCTGCATTTCATTCATTTTCATTTGCACTGTTTTCGAAACAGAATTAACCATTTTTGTCGAATCAAAAATACTGCCAATATTTCCAATTACAGGCAGTTTCACTTTTGTTAAAGAACCCAAATCTAATTTATTCAATGTTGATGAAATCTGTTGCTGAATTTTACTCAATGCACTACCCATCTGATCTTTAAATGGATTGAATTGTAAAAAATCGCCACCTAATGGTGAATAAGTGCTTTGATAAGATTTGCCAGTTAAATCATCAACTGTGCGACCAACAATACCATACATTGATTGTTGATAAGATTTTGTTTTATACCAGTCAACGCCAGAATAAAGCGGTTGATTAGATTTGAAATACATCGGACGATTATACACAAATCCAACTGAGAATTCTGCTGCTGCATCTAATGACGCATAAGAAAGAGGTATATTTGTTCTCGTAGTTGGATAGACTTCATTCAATACAACACCGAATATAGGCTGTTTCATTCTGTCTATCATAGTAATAGTCATTCGACCGATGTAATCTTCATAATAGCCCATCTTATGATTAATATCGACTATTAAATTTTTCCAGTTCTGAAAAATCTCTAATACTCGGCCACCAGAATCTAACAAAAAAGTTATATTGAAGGGGTCAAAATCGACTTCAGTTGCATACATGAACTTACGAGACAACGCATAAAAAGGATTAGTCTGAATTGTTTCAAAAGGAAAATCGCATGTTGTTACTAAAAATTTCAGTAAATTGCCACCATTTTCATCAACTACACCTAGAGCTTTCGGCGGTTCAATAATTACTTCAAACATATTAGACCGCAATAAATCACTGAATTGCGCTTTAATAGTAGACATTGACATAGCATTATTCCTTTTGAAAATAGTATTTTATAATATTTACTTAAAAAAGAAAGAGGCAGAATTTTCATCTGCCTCTTTCGATTATCAAATCAACTACTCAATTCTTTCACGCCAGTCATATTTGAAAGTAATCTGAATTTCCATTGCCTGATCAGTTGATGCCCAATCAAGAGGAACTTCAGGAATAGTCTGTGGCCAAGCACCAATCAATTTGTATCTTGAAATTACTTCGCCATTAACACTATAATGAGTCACAAAGCAATCTTTCTTATATTGATTATGATTATTAGCACCAAGACCAGTTCCATTTTCTCTGATTAAATTGTGCCAAGCTTCAATTTCATTGAAACCAGCATAATCTTCATCAAGAACTAATGTTACATTCCAGTCATTAAACGTTTTATCGCCAGCAAACTTAGCTTGTGTTCCTTGATAGTTAAACAATACTTCACCAATATTGCCACCAGGAATATCAGTTGCTTTAAACAGAAATCTTGATTTATCTGGAAGTGAGGGCACTTCAACTTCAAATCTGTTTGGCCTTGCCCCACCTAAGAAATTAGCTTTAAATTCTTCAACATTAAACATGTGTTAACTCCTTATTATGCTTGGTAAGGTGAAGCTACGATTTCTTCAAAGTTCACCGTTGCCTGAGTTGCATTGAAGTTGAGTCTGATCCATTCAGCCGAATGAGTAGGTTTGATATAGAAATCAGCTACCATTGTCAGTGCTGTTCGAACTTCATTAGTATTATTAGTTTCGTCACAAACAATCAAATATTCTTCAATACCACCAAGACCTTGAACTTGTTTAAACAGCGGTTCAACATCAGAAACAAATCTACGTCTTTCAAACGGCGTATTCTTCTGGAATTGATAGAATCTTGCAACATCTTTTGCGTTCTTTGCGAGAAGAATAAACAGACCGCGTATATCAACTCTTGAAAACAATGAAGCTGTTGAAGTCTTGAGAGTCTTTTGACCCATTACAACATGGCCAACGCCTTTCATTGTATAGACGGGGTTAATGCCAGCAGGATACATTAAGTCACGATATGATTCAGAAGGATTCAAAGCGAGTTTGATACAATTCTTGAGTGTTCCTCTGTTAATACCAGCGGGAGCCTCCCATGCCTGTCCAAGACAGTATATACCAGCCACATCACCAGAAATCGGCATCCAACGATATACATCATTGTATTTATCGAATTGATATTTGTAATTGCCATAGAATGATGCATAGCTGCTATCTTTGTTAATCGTTGTATTAACATAAGTCATCATGTTATCAACGCCATCAGCAATTGCAGCACCAACCACATCTTCTTCAATTGCCGATATGACAAAGCGACAATCTTTTCTCATATCAATGATATTATCAATGATATGCTGAACAACAGTTTCACCAGAAGCTATTTCACTAGCATTACCACAGAAAATAACATCAACATCAATTTCTTCAGCATTCTGAAAAAGATTATAACCAGCAATATAATCAGCCGCTTCAGGTGCTACATGAGCACCACCAGCTAATGAAACATTCATAACGCTATTTACATCAGTAACATCAACATTATTATAAATATAAATATACTTAGAATAACGATTAACGTATGTTTCAACATAGTTTGACTGACCACGATAATTCTTTGAACCAGGAGTTAATGAAACAATAAATGTTTCAACTACAACACCACTCAAAAGAACAGCTATTGCAATTTCACCAGCTACAGGTGCAAATTCAAAAAGGTTTTTGAAAGTCTGACCAGTTTTTATAAGTGCAGTTGCAAACGTAGTATTATCAGCAATTGATATCGAAATATTATTACCATAAACACCGGGATACTTAGCAAGAACTTTGAATTTCTGATAATCAGCATGTGTAATAGTAATATCATCATCTTCATTTTTCTTCAAAGTTGCAAATGCTAAACTATCAACATCACTAGTGATAGTATTCAGAGTTGCCTGAACACCTTCAACAGCTGGTTCTTCAAACGGCCCTTCAAGAACTTCATCTTCTTCAAAAGAACCTTCAGCCATCAATACATAAAGATTATTACCATCAATATGTATGATTTCGGCACGACCAGCACTTGTTTTTCCAATCAATTCTTCTCCAACTGCGAATACACCACCTCCAGTAATCATGGTGATATTTAATTTAACAGTTGGTTCACTGAACAGAATAACACCGGCATTATTAGAACCATCAGCTTTGATAGCTCTAACCATATACAACTTATCATTATAACTTAAAAAGTTATTTGCAGCATACCAGTCTTTGTAGTTGTTAGCATCAGGTCCATGAAAATTTTCAATAACATCTTTTTCTTCCCCAACGTAAACTCTATCTAAAACTGGACCCCAATTGAAATTACCAACCATAGCAGCAAATCTATTGGCAGTTTGCCGACCGGGTGAAATAAAATCGCGTTCCTGAATATCAATACTTGGCGATAATCCAAAACTCATAATTAACTCCTTATTAAAAATCTTCCTCAAAATCAGCGTTGTCTGTCACAACGTTTTGTAAATTTATTTCCTCAAGTCCATTATTAATAAATCCCACTGGCAACAATTCAGATTCAATTTGTTGTTCCATTTTCGTTTTACCAATCACATTATTATCTACTGTTAACCAATTTTCAATCAATTCTTTTTTTGATAAAAAATATGAAAATAAAACTAATGGTGTGACTAAATCGTCATGTTGTCCATCATCTGCACGATACACATTACTTCTTAAAACATATTTACTCAATTCAGAAATTGTCTCAAAATCAACTAAAACAATTTTCGAATCTTCAATATTTGATTTTAAATACGAATTGCCTATTTTCTTTGTTAATGTGGTCATCTTCAAACCATAATCTTTTGCATCAAATTCAAAGAAAACATTTTCATATTCATCTTCAAATACTAATCTATTTAAAACTTCACGACCGTATGTATTTGATTCAACAATAGCCAGAGCATTATTATAATATTTACATATTTGATCAATGACTGTATTAAACTCATTTGTTTTAATCATATTATCTCGAAATGTTGCTACTTGTTTATGACTATTTTGAAAATCTATTTTAAAAATCTGACAAGTGCTGTAATCACCACCAACACCTTCAGCCACATCACCAATTAAACAATACTGTGCATCTTCTTCTGGATATTCATAAATATTAAATTTGTCATCCATTCTTGACTCAAGAATAATAGCCGGTTTTAAATCTTCAAGAACTTGACCTTCAATGAGTGTGCCGCCTGAACCAGTGAAAAAACATTCGAACTCTTGCCGCCATTTTCGCAAACCTTTTGAGCCACCACCAAATGCTGCAACTGTTTTTGTTTTATAATTTTGATCTCGCCCAGGAACTTCATTCCACTTAACTCTGAATGGTTTATAATCATTTTGTTTATTTAATGCCATAGACCATAGTTGATAAAAATGATTGTAACCTTTTGGTGTGCTGGTTATGATAATTTGAGCGGATTTAACACTGGCAATCGTTGGATAAACAGATGTATAGAATTCATCCCAAAGATTCTTTTCTATGATTGCAGCTTCATCAAGAAAAACAATAGATGCTGTATCACCTCTGTTACCACTTGATGATGTTGATTCAGCATAAATATTAGTTCCATTTTCAAAACTAATTTGTTTTTTATTCCATTCTGTTAAGCCTTGTTTCATCCAAAAAGGCAAATAGAAATACATCTCTTTTAATTTTCTGAGAGTTTTCTTAGCTGTTGATTCTTTATTTGCAACTAAGATTATATTTTTATAATCATTAAAAGTACCAACCCAAAGCAAATAGGCAATAGTGAATATTGATTTACCACACTGTCTTGGTGCTAATATAATTACACGCTTTTCATCTTTATAAATCTGAGCCATTTCGCGTTGATAATCATATAAATCAAAAGCAATAACTTTGCCAGAATCTTGATCAATAATCTTGATATAGTTAACACAAAAATAAACAAAATCGTCCATACATTTGACAATTTCTTGAATCTGTTCATCTGTATAATCAATAGTAGCATTGGCAGCCTTTAATTTTGGGTTGCCATTAAAATACAGATTTTGTTTATTTTCATTTATCATATTAAAAAAATATGGTAGTTAATTTCTTAACTACCAAAAATACTGAGGTATCTGAGAACTAACTATTTATTATTTACTGCACAAAACTTCGGCTAAAAATTCATCCTTATTCTCGGCAGCTTCGAAAGCATCTTTCATTATCTTTTTATTATTCCAATTGAAATACTTTCGTGTTTCTTTAACATCACCATTTTTGAGTGCTTTATTGAATTGATTGAAAAGAGATTCAACTACAGGTTCTTCATCTAATTCAGGTTCAATATTGATGTTTATTTCTAATACTTCATCTCTGACTATTTCTGCAACCTTTTCTGATTCAACCTCAGTTACAACCACTTCATCTTTAATCGTCTTTACTTCTTTAACTTCAACTTTTGGTTCAGCTTTAATTCGTGTAAAATACTGCGGATATTGATCAGCTATTTCACAAGGCAATTCGACTTCAACACCACGAATTTCCATGCGACAATTTCTTGCATAATCAAAATTCCAATCAACAAATTTCTTATTTACATATAATGCTTTTTTCATTATTTAACTCCTATTTTATTTACAAGCCCATCTGAGACCCTGTGACGGATATACATTCTTTTCATTTTGTATAAATTCCTTAAATACTTGGCTTGTTTCTTTGGGATCAAATACAAAATTTTGATTATTTTTGAGAATACCATTTTTAACTAATGCTGGTATTAACTGTTGATATTCATCATAATTTATTTGAAAATTAGGTTTCAAATTATTATAAACCCGTTCAAGTTCATCTTTTCGAGCAAATGATTTAAAACTCAATATTAGTCCAAGCGCAGCTAATTCTTTATCACTTAATTTTTTTAATTTTGCCATTAACGGATGCTCATAAGATTCTGTTACTATTTGAATCCAATTCATTATTTATCTCCAAATATTGTAGGTTCTGAACTATTCAAAATGCTGTTGATTTCACTATCTAAATCATCATTCTCTGAATCAACATCAGTAGACTGTTTATTTTCAAGAATATCAATTTCATCAATGCCCGTTTCCATCGTTTCATTACTGTATTCATAACGCCTTGTTTCGAAAATATATTTACTTTGTTTACCCATGTGATAAAAGGGATCGTGCTGTTTCCAATGAAACACTTCCATCAGCCATTGACCCATAGGAACATAAATCAAATCACCTTCAATCGGCTGTAAACCATCTGTTTTGCTATGAAACTCATTGATATTTACTTCAAATGTTGCCTGATCTGTAACATGTAAACCAAAATGACCAAATACTGAGCCGTCACCCCCAAATTCAGAAAATGAGGCAAGATACATAATAACTGGATAAGCTAATCTGAATTTGCTAATCGGATCCTCGCCTAATATCAAATCAACATTCTGATAAATTTTTGGCAAATAATAGACTTCAATACCACGCATGTTTATTACTTCATTTTGCAATGAATCATAAAGATTAAATTCATTATCGAAAAAATTAAAATTGTGTGGTTTTTGAGTTGTCATATATTAACCTATTATAAATGAAGGTGGCAGAGTCCACTCGTCTGATAATTCCTCCTCTAACCGAGAAATTTCGTCATTTGCATCAGACATAATACCATCATGATTCAAATCGCCACCACCCGGAAGAGGAACGCCAGTAAACTTCTTTAGATTTGTTGCCCATTGTCTCTTAGCCAATGCAGTTGCATATTGTTTAAGCCATCTATTATTATAAATATCATCAACTTCTGCATCAGCACACTCATAAACTTGTAAAGCTAAACAAAGAGCATTGTTTGGGTATAGTGACATAATACGTTGTATATCACCAAGCAATGTGAATTTATGCATCGTATAATTAAAATCAAAAATCAAATTCTGATTAGATACGCTATCTTCCCACATCTTAACACCCATACGCCATGTTGTTATAGCACTAACATCACTCAATTTCCAGAGATAATCTTGATAAGGCATAGGCAGAACAGGTATCATCATATTTTCAATATTACTCATTGAAGAGAAAATATTGTTTCCGGGATAAACATTGATAACAGTTTTGATTGATGCTGGCAAATCATAAGAACTAACACCATTAGTTAATTGAAGCTTATAAACATTCATAATAACAGCTTCATAATGACGTTCAGTGAATCTATCAACAGCATTAGTTATAGCATCATCTAATTGTTCAGTAGTTAGTTCAACATTGTGTATTGGTGAACCTAATTGCCTCAAAATATATGCTCGAAATTCAGTTTGATTCATTTAATCATTCCTATTTGTTTGAGAGTATTATACCCAACAATACCATCAACTGTTAAATTCATTTTCTTTTGATATTTTAATACAGCTTCAAAAGTTGATTTTCCGAATTGCCCATCAGTTGGAATTCGTAAACGTGCTTGCAAATCGCGAACTCTGTCACCTTCAGAACCAAATATCAAAATTTCACTCATCTTCTTATTTACTATAGATTCTATCCAACGATAAGGTATCAATAAATAATTAAATGATGTTTGTTCTAATGAATAAATATAATCATGAAACAATTTCCAATGACCAGTATTGCCTGAACGTTTTTTACAATCAGGATAGCCAGCTATAACTTGACACCCTGCTGATGCATGAGTTTTACCACCTACATTTGCCCATGCTGCATGTATATTATCGTTGAAATTGCCTAATTGA